GGCCTCCAGTACGGTTTATAAATTCAGTGATGTAAAAAATTACTTTTTCGTACCACCGAAGGTTACACGAGACTGCCTTTCAACATTGATAGGCATCCTCTGGTCCTGCTCCTTCATAAGATCGTTTTTTACCGCTTCGTCTCTTTGTTTATGACGGTCAGTCATATACTCTTGACGTTGTTTCGCAATCTCAGTCGGTACCTTCGCAAGTAGAAGGCCACCTACCCCAATCACTCCCTTGTATTTACCTTCATCAAGTACGGGATAGTCAGATGAGTTTTCGACTTCTTCAGCCCTCACTAATTCGTATCCTTCTCTTAATCGTCCGGATATATTTTTAGTGTCCTGAAAGCCTACACTTTCTGCTCTTATCCATCTATACCTGAATCCATCAGGTGCAGGGGGTGCATCTAGAGAAGATGGTGGAACCCAAACTTTTGGTCTTTCAGTTTTAGACCTAGTTGAATTCGCACGAGAAGTATTGTTATCTTTTTCCATTTTACGCTCCTTCCGTGAGTTTTATTTGTTTTGCGTATTCTTCAAGTGGCACTCCTAATTTTTTCGCTATTGCGACTTGTGATGAAGTGAGTCTCACAGTTTGTCTTCCAGATCTAACGTTACTAGAACGTTTGACTGAAGCAACATTTTGCGTCGGTTTCGACGTTTGTGATTCCTTTGTATCAAATTTCTGCGGAAATTCAAGTCTTATTCTTTTATCAACTTCCGTATAATATTCATCAGTTTGAGGATCAAAACCTTCCTTTTCAGTCAAATCTTTATGGATTTCAAAGGCAGTATAAGTCATTGCTCGGTCTTTACCAAACCATGAATTATCACTAGCCCAATCTTCCGCTCTAGGATCTGGTGCAGGGACAGGTTTTTGTGCACTATCAGAAAGAGGATCTGCAGCCGATAACGTTGGCGCAGGCTCTCTGTTAGTTGTTGTATTTGTTTGTTGTTCCTTTAAAGCATTTAGTCTAGCTTCATCAATTGATAAAGCAGCGATTTTTTTCTGAGCATCAATTTGAGAAGCAGCGTCAGCATTTTCAATAGCTGTAGCTAATTCTTTTTGAGCAGAATCTAAACCTGTTTGGACTCTAGTTTCAAACTGTTTTACATAATCTTCATTTACTTTTGTAAATTTAGTTTCAACAGTTTGTCTTTTTGCTTCAACGGATTTTGCATATTCTAAAGCAGCTTTTTCTCTTCGCTCTGCTTCTCTCATTTTACGAGTTAGTTTTGCGATACGAGATTGAACTCCTTTACTATATACCTCTAATTGTTCATCATCCTTTTTTTCTTTTTCTTCGCTTACTTGTCCACCTTCTTCTAATTTTGTTTCTCTTTCATTTTCAAATGATTTATCTGTTTCTGGTTCTTTGTTTTCTGTTTCTGTATTTTCCGTTTCAACAACGGACTCATCTTTTGTTTCTTCAATAACTATCTCTGCATCAGGACCTGATGTATCGATATCTACTGTTTTTTTTTCTTCGTCTGGCATAGTTTACTCCTTCCTATGATTAAAACTCATGCAATATGTCCTCTGGACTGTCTATTGTTGCTAACACTTCGTCGTCGTTTAGAAGACGCATTTCTCCGCCATCTATCTTGATCCGTGATCCGGCGTAACGTGCAAACATTACCCAATCATTGACCTTGCACCACGGACCTTCGGGATATCTTTCTTTATCCTGATAACATTGTGGGCCCATAGCTAAAACCAAACCAACTTGAGATGCAACTTGTTGCCTCTCCAAAGTTGTTTCAGCTAATACTAATCCACCTTTAGTTTTTTCTTTCATCTTGAAAGGTAAAACTATCATCCTCCAACCTGTAGGTTGTGGTAATTTAGGTTCTTTTACTTCTTCTTTTTTCTCTGATTTTTTTACACCAACAAGATCATTGTTTGGTGTTAAGATTGATGACTGTTCCTTCATTTTTTTGCTCCTTATCTTCTAGCAGGTTAGAGAGTTCCTGTTTAGTTGCCTCTATGGCGTTTATTTGTCCTATTATATACTTATAATTTTCCATGCTGTCAACCCCTCCAGAAGTTACTGCCAATGACAGATCTTCAACTTTGTCGTTTAAAAATCTTATAAGTTTATTTATTACTGTTTCTAATTGCATTTAACACTTCCATCTTCTCCGTGCTTGTCGAATTCGTGAGTTAGGATCGTTACGTGTTTTTGCTGATGACCTTTTTAATTGTCCTAGTGATCTAGCGCAGTATGACTTCCTACGATTAGCAGCTTTTGATCCTGGCTTCACTTTCCCAGTCACGGCTGTTTTTAATTTACTTCCAGGGTTTGCCGCCCTGTAAGCTCTTACACCTTTTGCTGTCATTCCAGCTCCAGATTTTGTTGGTCTATAATTACCACCTTTAGTAGTAGTTTTTCTTATAGGATTTTCTTTTTTTCTCATGCGAATGTTTTTACGTTAGTTGGTTTACCACCTGGATTACCTGCTGCTCTTTTTCGTTTGACAGCACTCGCCTTTTGCGACTTTGACATCCGTGTGGCTTTTGCAAGTGGGACGCATTTTGGATATTTCCTCTTCGAGCCTTTGCTTCTCCCGCAAGGCTGATACTTCCCGTTTTTCTTCGGTGCTCCAATGTCTACCCATTTCTCTGATACCCATTTTCTTAAACCACCTTCTGCAAAATTTTTACGCACAACTCATTCTCTTTCGTCTAGCTAATCCACCAACACGAAATTCTTGTTTCATTATACCACCAGCAGCTTTTTTATTTTTTTTACCACCTGGTGTAATTTTTCCAGAACAAACTCCTGAAGCATACATATTAGCATAAGCTGAAGGATATACTTTGAATTTTCTTTTAGCGGCTGCTTTGCCTTTTGCACAAAGTTTAGCCATTATGCTTTACCACCTTTTTTAAAGTATCCCATTTTAGCTACAACTTGAGGAGCTTTCTTTTTTAACTTAGCTAATCCTGGTTGTTTTTTTGGATTTATCTTTTTTTTACCGGGTTTAGATGTACCATCTTTATACATCATTCTATTTGTCATTCCGCCACCCATCATTTTTTTTCTCATTATTTTTTTCCCCCGTTTTTAAAAATTTGTGTACCCTTTATACCATAGATGCTCGCCACGACAAGAATCCATAAATTTGTAAACCATTTCGGAAGCTCTGAGAACATGTCAAAAAACAATTTTACTTTGTCCATTGCTGTTGGATCGTCTGATACGACTGCCCAGGCCAAAATTGCTATGGGCAAACTTAAAATTATCAAAACTGCCTCGTCCTTCCAATCCGATTGACGTGCTTCTAATAATTTTCCCTGGTATTCTTCTTTACCTTCGGCCATACGAGATGCATGCATAAGCTGTGCATCTGACATAGCTATTTTCGTCTTTTGCTTGTTAGCATAAATTTTACTACCAGCAGAAACGGCTAATTTAATTGCCGATAACCACATGTTAGTACCAAGTAGCTGTTTTTTTCTTGTCAGCTAACATTCTTTTAGTTCCTCTAACTTTTTCCTTGTCTCCAGTAGGAATATAGTTGAAAGCACCATCAGCAGTAGTCTTAGATCTAGAATCTACTTCTATATTCTGCTCAGGAATGTTAACATCTTTTGATTTTTTATAATTTATCATAATATTTACCTTTACTAATTTATATTACTATTATTTTTTTTTGCAAGACTTACTCCAGCTCTTAATTCCGCTAAATCTTGGTTTTGTTCTAGCTTATCATCAAAAATATCTCTTGCTTGAACTAATTTTGCTCTATCAAGGTCTGCTTTTGCTTCATCAGCTTCTTTTCTTCTGTCATTTTCCATTGCACGTAGGTCAACTTCACGTGATTTTAGTTTTAGTAATGGGTCTGAATCAAATTGTGATGTAATTTCTTTTTCTTCTTTAACAAAATCAGCTGTTAGTTCAGAAATTAACACAGATTTTCTTGCTTCTATGTCTTGAGACATTTTTTGTAGTTGTTGTTGAGCTTGTGGGTCTTGTTGAGCCTGTTGTTGAAGCATTTGAATCTGTTGTATACCCTCTGCAAACTCTAATTCTACTTGTTCTTGCGCCATCAAACTAATATGTTCTAAAATATTCTTTTGAATAGCAGCCATAATCTGTGGATTATTTCTAACCATGTTAGTAGACATAAAAGTTAAGTGAGATGTAATATGTGCTCTGTGATCTTGAGCACGAAATGCTTGAAAAGGTTTTCCACCCAAAGCATTTATATGTTCTAGACTTGGATCCATTGGTTGCATTGGAGCAGGAGGCGGTAAAACTTGATCAATATTTTTTACACCTAATGCTTCATACATTTTTCTGTAAGCTTGATACAAATTATGCAATTGTGGTTGTGATGTTGCAAGTTGTAATTCAGTTTGGGCCATAGAAATTCTTTGTGCCATTGAAAATATATTTGGATCTGCAACAGGCAAGATATCTACTCTGTCATCAAAATCCATTTGTTTAACTTCTCTTTGTCCACCAACAACATCAAAAGGATAAACAGGTGGTAAATAAGTTTTAAAGACTTTAGATAATAATCTAAATTCTTGTTTCATACCTGAATATAATCTTTTGTGAATAGCAGACATAACACGTGAACCACGCTCAAGAAGTGCAACAGTAGTTCCTACTGCAGCGCCTTGATTACCATCACCCACTTGCATATCAGCAATAGCCGCGAATCTTTGACCAGCTTGTACAACAACACCCATTAACTGTAGCAAAGTTGTAGAAGGTTCTTTGTAAGGTAAAGTCATAAACGCATCTCTTAAATTACCACCAGGTGCATCTACATCTCTAAATTCACCAGGTTGTAGTGGAGCGGCTTCATCTCTTACTCTAATACCACGCTGCTTAAATCCAGCAGGTAAGTTAGATAATGTTCCTGCATCCAACAATTGACGGAGTGCAGCAGTTGCAGTTCTACTCAATCCGCCAATCATGTGGATTAATCCAAAACCATAAAATCCTAGTCCCGGTAGAAATTTGAAATGTACAAAATATTGGATTTTATTTCTTTTTGGATCTGTAGGTTCGTAGTTTCTACGAATTGATAAAACTTTTCTTGAAGTCTCGTCGACAGTTACAATATAAGGTAATTTAATTCCTGTAGTATTTAATTCAGCATCTTTATCTTCAAAACCTTCTATGTCTAAATTTACATGACATTCTAATAAAGTATAAATTGTTTCTTGTTTACCAGTTTTTTGACTTCCTTCTAATTCTCTTTCTTTATTTGCTACTTCATCTCTAGTAACACTTTGTGGTTTACTTAATTCAATATCAGAATAAAAACCATTTACTTGTTGTTTCCTTAAATCGTTTTCTGAAATTTTTAATGTATGAATAATCGCTTCCGCATCCTCTAATGAGGTAGCAGAATACGGAACGACTAAATCATCTGCTGGGATAAACTTTGATACAGCTCTTCCCAATAAATCGTCATAATAAATTTTTTTAAATGTAGATCCAGCTAATGGTAGATGAAATAACATTTGATCAAACTCTGGTTCGTACTCTTGCATTTTTTCCATTAACTCATAGTTCATGTAATCTTTAACACGGTTAGCTTGAGCTTCTTTTTCTCTATCAGGGTTACCTACTACTTGAGTTCTAACAGGTCCTTCTGCAGGTAATAATTCTTTATAAGCTCCAGCTTGAAATTGTGTAACAGCTTCTGCAAGAACTGGGTGAGTTGCACCACTAGCTCCTTGAAAAGGTTCTGTTCTATTTTCATATTTAAATCCTAAAAGATCTAAACCAGTTGTGTATGATTGTTCCCATTCTTTTCTAGAAGCTTTATAATCCATGTAGTTTTCTACAAGTTCAGATCCAATTGGGTCTGTAATATCTTCTGGTAATAATTCTGCTAAGTTATCGAAGTGATTTTCTGTTCCTTCTATATTAACTTTACTTGGATCGAAGTTAACTTCAACACTACCATCTTCATTAGGTGTAACTTCTACGCCAGGGTCTTCAGCCTCTAAAGCTTTCTCCTGTTCAATTTCTATTTCTTCTTGAGGATCAACCTCAATCGATGTTTTTACGTTTGGTAACGACTTGTCTATATCTGCCATTTATTTTCTCCGGTGTATCATCCACTTTAACTTGTTTTAGAGGAATATTCAACCCCTGTGGATTGGGCCCTCTTTTAGGTGGTATTGTTTTAGTTAATTTTTTCATTTTTTATGAACTCTAATATTTCCTCTATATCAATGCCTTCTTCATAATCTGGGTCATTATAGTTATCTTTGTATATTCTAGAATTAACTTCAGTAACTTCTTCATACTCATCAGCCGGTTTCATTTTAGTAGTTTCATCACCTGGACTTTTTGTCAAACTTAAAATCTCTCTTTGAGAGATCATTTCTCCAGTTTCTTTACCAATTTTTTCTACTCTCACTGATCCAGTTGCAACATCCTCATATAAATCAAATCCTTTGTATTCATACACATTTTCTAAATCTTTAGTAGCACTTCTTTTTGTAACATCTTTGCCTTTTGTTTTAATTATACTAATTAAATCAGGAAAATATGTAGGTATTCCACTTACGGTATCTTTTGCAACTTTTTCGGTAACCTTGGTTGCTGTTGCAAGTTCATCTCCAAAGCCTAACATCTTAGCAAGAACTACTGCACCACCAGCACCTGCAACTTTAAGAAAGTCTCTTCGTGTTACATTTTGTGTTGCTAATACTTCATCAATTTCTTTGTTCATAATTTCTTTTGTTGTATCATCTACAGGTAGTTTTCTATTTTTAGCATATGCTTTTAATAATTTTAAACCAGGAAATATAGGTGCTGTAAGTTCTGCACCAAGAGTTACTTGATCCGCTAATACTTTAGGACCAATCGTAGATCTTCTATCTTTTTGTTTTTGTTCTTCTGATCTAATTAAATCTGCTAACCCTGTTTTTTCTGTAATAACTTTTGTACCTTCTGTTCCAACTAAATTATCTAAGAACTCAGAAAAGATTCCTGTACCTTTAATATTAGATGGCATTACATCTGTGTAGTCTTGAACATAACCTTGACCCGTGCCGCCTGTAACTTTGAACGCAGGTCTTTGTACAAGATCCGCGGTCAACTGACCAAGTGCAGGTAAAACTCTTGCACCAAACTCACCAATTCTAATACCAGTCTCTGCTAATCTATCTCCGTAGTATGCATAGTTTCTTGGATCGATCATGTCATTTACTAACGCAACAGGGTTCATGGTTTCTCTGTAACTATCTGCTTTTGGTAATTCAGCATCAGGGTTTAATAAAAAATATTCTAGCTCTGCTGCAAAGTTATCATCAGCACCAACTGCACCGCCGCCGTTAAAATCTACTCTTGGCATTGGAGATAATTCAATAGGTCCTCCTGTTGTTTCATCCATATTTGAAATTTCTGTCCCTACTTCTTCAAAATCATCTTTAAGTTTGCTTAAAGTAATAGCATTTTGTTCTTCAGAATAACCTTCAACATTTCTTCTTTTATAATTATCAATAGCTGTATTTGCATCTCCAGAATCTAAAGCCATAAATAAATCTTGAGGTTTTAATTCTATATCCATTTCATCTGCTATACCTTTAGCTTGAATAACTGCATTAGTTCCAATTGCATAACCAATTGGTTTAATAACTTTACCGGCTACTTTTAAAGTTTTAAGTGCTCCTGATTTAAGAGCATTTATATATTTATTGCTTGATTCTAATATTGATTTTTGAGTGTTTTTATAGTTACCGTAATAACCATCATCTAGTTTTATTCTTACTGGACCAATTTCATTATTAATTGTATCTATTCTTATTTTAGCTTCCGCTTGAGTTATTTTGCCTGCTTTTAAAGATGATTCAACTTTTCCTACTTCGCTGTTTGCATATTTAAATACTGGTTCTGTTTTGTATGGATTTTTTCCTACACCATCCGGGTGGTGAACTTCTGTAATATTAAATCTAGGAGATTTTCTTTTTATGTATGAATCTATTTGGGTTTTTGTTGCGTTAGGATTTTCTGCTAATATTTCTGCTGTTAACAATTTAACTTTAACATTATTTTTAATTGTTTTACCTCCTCCTTCTGCTGTAAAATCTCTTTTACTCCCTGTCTTAGCTTGGGTTTCGTAAGCAACTGTTGATTTTTTAAAAAAACCTTTACCAAAAGTATTGTCAATTTGTTTTTCAAGGTTACCTTTTTTAAAATCTCCACCCCATGTAAACGTTGTTTTTTTTGGAGCTTCAAGATCTACAAACTGAACTCTTTTCCAAGCAGGTACACCATTTTTATCCACCATTTTCCAATCAACTTTTCCTTGCTTATTAATAGGTAGATTACCGTCTGCAAATTCGCCAACAATTTTTATTCTATCTCCTCTATAAGAACCTCTATATAAATTAGACCACATTTTTTTTTCGCTATTATCACCAAAAGGAAAACCCCCTATTCTTGATTGTTCTGACTGCATGCTCTTAATTGCATTAGCATATTTTCTGTAAATGTTTTTACCATCAACATCAACTGCATCTGGATTAGAATTTTTTTTCAACCATTGTTCACCGTTTTGAAAATTTTTAATTGTGTCTATAGTTTCTTCCATAGTGTATTTTAGATTACCAAAAGTTTTTGCAGCAATAGATTTTAAACTTTTTCCTTTACCACCTGTTGTTAGTTCATTTATTTTATTTATATCTGATGGTTTAAATAATTTTTTTATATTAATTTGATCAAAAAGTTCTTTACTGGCCTTATCAAGACCTGTTCCTTTTCTTGGATCTACTGGTTGATCTAATAAATAAGATCTTAAATTTCTTGCAAATTGTGATTTGCTTAAACCTGATTTAATCCAATTTTGAGGAGTTGGATTTTTTAACCATTTATTTAATTTTTTTGAATCATTTTTAATACTAGCTTCCACCTGACCATAGGTATATTTTAAATCGTCGCTTGCTCTCCAATTATTAGGAAAAGATATTTTTTTACCTGCAAAATTTATTGGTTTATAACTACCATCTGCATTTCTAAAAGATCCTCCATTTCCAAAATTAATTCTACCCATCATCCCACCATCTGCTGCGTTCTCTTTTATAAATTCTGGTGCAAAATTCTTTAATGGAATAGGTTTTCCTTTAGAACCTTCAGGTCTATCTTTTAAATATTTTAAATAATAATCTCTAGTCTCATCTTCGATTCCAGCCATAGGGTTTCTGTCTTCAAAGTCTTTGTATGGGTTTTCTTTGGGCGGTAACTCTGATGCAGGGATCACGGTTCCTGGGCCAAACTGCTCGTCGATTTGTTTAATAATTTCTTCTGATGTATCGTTTAATGCAAGTTTGTTACCAAGACTTGTATCTTCATCATCTACAAATGTATTACGTATCGGATCAAATATGTAAGCCAATCAAACCTCCTTGTGCCTTTTCAGGTTTATTCTTTAACGTTCGAATTCTTGTAAGTTCTAAAATCTGATCTTCAGGTTCTAGTTGTTTTATTCTTAACGCTTCTTCTTGTGAGATACCTAACTCATCTATCAATGATTGTACAGACTCCATTCCACCTTGGCTACCTTTGGTATAAAAATCTAAAGTACCATCTGAATACTCAACTAGTCTTTGATCCGCGGTTTCTGATAAGTCAGTCAAGCCAAACGCTTCTTGGACATTTGGATTATCTGC